GAATAGGAGTTGTCATAAGCTATTGTGGAAGAGGAGGGCTAATAACAAAGATCTGATTGGTTTCAGTATCCAAAGCCTTAGCAACCCAATCATTTGGATCAGCTTTGAATTCTGAGAATTGAGATATAGCCGAAAGAAGAGGTTGATTCCAGCTTACAACACTATCATATTCTTCTTTTGACCACTTCTTAGCATCATCCATCTTAATAGGAATCATCAATCCTTCTAGGATATCGATGACCTCTTGGTTGTCCCATCCATTACGCTTAAGCATTGATTGTCTCCTTAACTAGTTCAATAATGTCTGGGTTATGAATATGAGGTCCAAGATGGTAATCGGAGAAGACAAAGTATTGGTCTCCAGCTGCCGATCGAATCCTATTAACCTTATACCTGCCTTCATAAGCTCCTTTAAGCTCAACCTTATAGGTAGTTACATCAGCCCTATAAGCATCTGTAATTGTGAATGTACTCATATGTTTTATTTTGGTGGTTCTTGTCCTGGTGATCCGTCAGTTCTCCAATTAATATAGATGCCTTCATTAAAGGCGTCAAGATTAATATAGTTATGAATTAAACTATAATCATGTTTCATCTGAAGGAAGGCTCCAATAAGCATTATAATAATTGGAACAATAAAGAAGATAGGCCAAACTTTAAGCCACATTCTATTAGCCCATCTAATGAGTTTCATCTTATTATAGATGACATGGGCCTGGAAGTAGATCTTAGCCTTCCTCCAATGACCATGGGATAGATAATATAGAAGTTCTTTAATCATTTAGGTACTCCAAACCCTTCTTATACTTCTCAATCTGTTTCTGAGATGGTGTATCATTCAGGTTATAGGTCATATCGGCAATCTTTACTGCCCTGGCTATAGCATTCTCCTTTACCTTCTTTAGATACTCTTCATATGAAAGATGATCAAACTTTGTTAGAATCAAGACTGCGTCAACTACCATCTTAGGCATTCCAATCTTCTGAAGATCCATGGAGTTATAATTCGTATCTTCAATGACATCATGAAGGTAGGCGGTAGCAATGTACTCAGGCTTCTGCGGCTTAACTAGCCTGGCGACACCATCAACATGCTTAAAGTATGGAGTAGTACCATCTCTACGGAACTGACCCATATGGGCTATCTGGGCAAAGTTCCTGGCCGTTGCTATAAGATCTAATCCGTCTTTCATATTACCATAATAGATTCCAGAAGAAGGAATGACAAGCTTTATTTCTCTATCAAAGTAAGCTCAGAGGCCGATCGATACATCTTCGAAGGCTGAATAGGTATGAGCTGAATAAGCGGATCATCCGGTCGATCAGAATCATTAATTGTATCCAATACAATATAATCCCAACCATCATACTCTACCCTATCTCCTCTTTTGAATTTCATATTATTAATAGTATTTTAATTGTACAGGCTTATTTGTGCAATCTAAAAACTCATTATTTTTAAATTCTACACACTTATATGTCCCTATTTCTTCAAGATAGAGTTTATCGCCCAATGTCATGGGGTTAACATATCTTTTACCGTCTTTTGTAATGGGTGAATGGTTACAGATAAATCCAAGCTCACATGCTGCTTTGAGCAAGGATTTATCTTTACCTGTTCTTGATACTTTCTTTTGAGCTCGCTCTATAATCTTATGCGCTTTTTTAAAAGACCGTTCCAGGTCCTTAGCTTTTACAGCAACGTCTTTAAGAATATATTGCTTGGCCATATTAGATATTAATCTTCTGGATCAATTAGCTCTTTAATCTCTTCGTTAATCCTCTTGATTTCTTCGTTAAATCCCTTTGCAGCTGCCTTTTTACGGAGCTTCATGTCCTCGAGCTCTGTACAGAGTTGAAAAACGCGTGCTTCTTTTGTTGTGTTTGTTTGTGTCATAAATTCTTGAATATATTAATAGCTTAGCCACAGGCATTCAAGTATAAAAATTATAAAACATACACATATTGTAATCATGATTATACGGTCGTGGTTCCAAAAATTTAACCAAGCTCGGTATAATTGATTTTTGTTCATATCATGTTAAAGTACCTATTGAGGCTTGAGACTGTCTCTCATTTAATATTCTTTTATAGATGGTTTTAAGCACCGGCGCCGTATTAAAATCTAACCAAAGCATCTTATACCCTTTATCGTCGCAGTATTTTTCTAACGCCAGTTGCTTATAAGGTATAGTTCTATTATAAGGGTGCTCTGATTGTATATTCCACTTTTGCTTTACCTCGACAATGCACGTTTTACTATCTATCCTACAAATAAAATCAGGATTAAATGTTCGATGTGACCCGTCTTCCCAATAATTTAAAATACTTATAAATCGCTCAATACGATTCGCACCTAATTCATCAATGAGATATACAATACCAGCTTTTTCTAAATTTGAATCAACATCTATTACCACATCTTTATAATTAAATGTTTCTCTTAATGTAGAGAAATTACCGTGCTCTTTGAGATAATTTTGCCTATTAATAGAACGTAAATAGCTCGCACATACCTTACTACATGTCTTTTTTTCGTAACCAGCTTGTGCTATAAAAGTATCACCACACGTTACACAAACACAATCGATGTACGTCCTTGGCCTATATCCCGGTGATCCTGGAATATTTCGCTTTCTACCTTTGAGGGACCGAGAGATTTTTAATTTTGTTGCTTCTGAGCGCACTCCCCTGTTATTAGCGCAATTGCGCGAACAATATAATAAAGGTTTTGTTTTACGAACAACCCTATCCTTACGCCAATCATCAACTATTTCTTCTTTACAAGTTATACATTTCATAAGATTTGAACCTATAATTATTTAGTCTCTAGGTTCGAGTCCTAAAGAGCTCCGGGGGCAGGATTTGAACCTGCGACCAATCGGTTACATCTACCCTTAAGTTTTAATTCCTTAAGGAATGGACTTTGTCTTCATCCTGTTAGGATGTGTCGTGTAAAGTCTCTACACTTGCCCGGTCTTTCGACCTGCTAGCTCGGCGTTAGCATTTCAGCTTTCACCGACTTAGCGACATTTTTCAATCAACATTACTGCTGAAAGCTGCAACTTAATACAGCCGACCGCTCTACCGCTGAGCTACCCCGGATCGGTAATTATATTAATCTCTAAAAGAAAATATGCAATAAAATTTTAAAAAATGGAAGTGGGTATGGGAATCGAACCCATGCTCGTCCCTCATCTAGGGAACACAGATTATAAGTCTGTCGGTGCTATCCAGTTACACTAACCCACCGCAATTGTTTAGCATCCTCCTTTTGTTGAGTTAGTTGCATGAATCATTATTCACGTAATATATATACAGTCTTATGAAGATGCAAGCATCTTAAGCGACTTAAATTCGTTTTTAAAAAACAACTGACCAACAATTGTCAGTCTTTGCTTAAGCAGAGGCATAAAGGTAATAACATCACCGTTCTCAAGTGCTTGAATAATATCGCGGATATAATCACGATCACTCTCGTAGTGCTGACGAATTTTCTCGTTATTGTCTAGCATAGAAGATAGCATTCGCTCGAGAGAAGCTTTCTTATATTGAATTAATCTCTGACCAAACGTAATTGAGAGATCAATTTCTGCTATTTCTCTGTCAGTCATAAAAAGAGAATATACTCCTTTAAAGGAAGATGCAAGATTTATATCTCAACAATATTACCAGAAGCCGGTACACGATCAACTAGCACGATCCTTCGACCGCTATCTCCCTTTGTCGGGCTTTTACCTAGAATCAACGGGTTACCGTCTTTATCTTTTAAATCCGGTTCATATGGTTGATCTTCTCTACGCTTTCTTAGTCTTAAAAAGATTGAATGTCCTTTCGCATATTGATCAATATCTGTAAACACACCGTTGAGATTTAATTGATTGCTCTTAAAGGATCCAACAACATCCATAGGACCAATATACATGTAATCAACCGGTCCACCCATAGCTGGTGTTCCTTTTAAAACAGTGAGAGTATCTTTTTCATTCAGACGACCATATACATCTGGAATTAAATCACCTCTCTTAAACCCTTGCTTTTTATACCAAGCATTAGCGTTATTTAAAAATCTTTTAGTTATATCAGGTATTAAAGTCTGTAAGCCGACAAGACCACCTCCTCCTACGCTCGGTGCTGCAGATACACCGCTCTCGGTACCTCCTTTGAGGCTAACGTTAATACGCTTTTTACCCGAACCAATTGTAAGAATTACATCTGTGTATGGTTCAGTGCCTAGTTCATTAATGCCTTCCATCTTCTCTGCAGAAGATACGTTCTTTATTTGATTAACAGAAATAGGCCCTTTTTTAGCATATCTGTTAATAGCATCAATGACTCCACGTTCTTGACGCTCAGCTCCGACGCCGCCTTCAATGAGAAATGTTTTAAATGATACCATAAATGTACTTATTGTTTTAAAACCCTTCTTCAGGAATTGCAACATCTTTTTGTGGTCGTTGGTTTAATTTTTGGTAATAGTGTTGAAGAGCTAACTTAAATTTTCTATATTGTTTTCTGAATTCAGGCTTTTCTTTAATACGAAAGAGAGTACGAATAAAGTCTTCCTGATACTTCAAATAACTCGGGAGAGGGAAATCTTTAGGTAGATTAGATGACCTTATAAAGGTATCAAGTAATCGGAGAAAACCGATACGCTGCTTTTCCCAAAACTTCTTATTATCACCTCGTTTCAAATGCTGAAGAATGAGACTGTATTGACGCTGAAGTTCTTCAGTAATTGAAGCGAGTTGTATTGGAAATTCGTTCGGTGATGTATAATAACCCTGCTTACTTCTTATAGAAACTTGACCGGTAGGGAGGGTTCTCTGATTAGTAGCACGTATGTCTTGAGGCCTTAGTTTCTTATAGTGCTGTCTGGCGTGAAGGACTTCATGTAATATTGTATTACGCTGTTCGTTAGGTGATAAATTACTGAAATAGTTATAAAAGAGAATTACAGAATTCGTGCTCTCTCTATATCCCGCTGCAGCAGACGCCTTTTGACCGAAGCTTACCTCTACATGAAGCTTTTTTTCTTTTCTATCTACCTGGTCTATATAGGTAACCGTCCCGAGAAAGAAAGTACCATCTCCCTGTAGTTTTTTTCTATAAACAGCTTCAGGTGATTTACCTTGCAGCTTATCATCATTAAAATAAAGCTGATATCTATCGAAGATATCCTCGATTTGCTTTCTTTCTTTTGATGTAACGCTGTAAGTCTTCTCCGTTACAAATTTTTTAAACGGAACAAGCATACGTATTATCTCCTACGCTTATATTTACGGTCCTGAGCCTTTTGTTTACGTTTCTTCTTTTGGGCCTTTGTCTCAAAGGAACGACGATTTTTTACCTCTTCGAGGATATTACCAGCGTCGAGCTTTGTTTTAAGTCTCTTAAGAGCACGATCTATATCCTCTCCTTGATAAACCTTTATAGAGTAAAGCCCGCCTCGTCTAATCACAGGAAAAATATTATGTTGCAAGCAGTTAGAAATATTTCTAAACCGCTAATTTGGTTAATAAAAGAGTGAACACCGTTCATATGTTCGAATATTTATATAATAAATACCTTCTATTTACAATAATTATTCTATTGGCTTTTTCCAAAGAAGGTAACCTGCTCTTTCGTCATAATCAAGAGATAACGACATGAACTTTTGATAAAGAGACCAGGAAGGCATAGCAATAAGATGACGAGTCACTGTATTCCAATCTGTCCAACAGACTATTCGCCAACAAAAATCACCAAGATAGTAAAATATATACGCTAAAAGTCTATTCATACAGATATATAATCATTTCTACCTCTTCTTTTTACGAACAAAGATATTAACTTTCGCAGACTTCATATCCTTCTCTGCAATAATAAAGCGAAACGGTCTACCTTCATACTTGTTATTCTCTCTGATGAGAGCACGACGTAGAATACCTTCACGCTCTTCATACGTACACTCCTTAATAAAAGGAACAGTAATAGTATACATTTCTTCGTTTTTTGGCTTAGACTTTGCTTTGATAGGTGCTTTAGGCATTCCTATAGTATAAAGAGCTATTTAAATTTAACAAGAATAAACTTCCATAATTTCTGTACTGCGAGAAATGTAAAGAAGATCGTCCAGTATAAAGCACCAGTCGCTAGAAAAGGCAAAAGAATTAATGCAAAAAAAATACCTTCTTCAGCGGTAAGCATAAAGATATTTAATATTTTTATATCTCTACTTTAAATACTTTCTCAAAAACTTTAGGATCCTGCTTGTATCCTTCTTTTGATTCATCGTATGCATCTGTAGTATACTGCCAGTTAAAGAAAAGCTGATTCGGTGTCTTGAATCCAAAGAACTTTAAAACTTGTTGTTGCGTCTCCACGACGACCTTACCATTCCAGTTATGACCAAGACCGATAAAGCCTACATCAATATCCTTCACGACGTTTGCTTCACTGAGAGTTGTATGCCTATTCTCTATCCAGTTTAGTCTTTCGATTAGTTTTTGATATATAGCGTTTGTCTGGCCCCAGCGAATACTAGAGAAAAACACAACACAGTCTGACTTAAAAAGTTCTTTTGATATCTTCCAAAGCTCATCATCTTTATTACCATACGATACCCAGCAACGATGATAACCGGAAGGGTTTTTATCCTTATCTTCTAAAAGCGCACCTTTGAGACCACACGAATTCCCGTCTTTTGTCGATACATTACCAACACAGGGTAGAATATTGAGATCCGGTACTTCAATAATTCTAATATTTTTGCTCGGAAATTCATCTTTTAAGTGATAAGCGAAAAGAGTACTCTTAGGTCTTTCTTCATCCTGACCAGGCCTTCTGTTTGAGGTAGTTAAGAATAAAATGTTTTCTTTTGTATTGAGGTATTCTTTGAGGTCAGAGATTTTCTTCTGAATAGGCGCAGGAGATGAGTTAATTCTCTCAAGAATTATTTGATTGTATGCTTGTTCTAGACTCATATTAGCAATGATAATTTATAAATCTTTGAGCTCCCTTTGCTGTAGCGTTAGATTTATTCTTTTGTTTTGATTTTAAGGCTCGAGCCTTAGCACAGGTTACTTTACCCTTTATTTGACGCTTGAGAATACCAGGACGAACTGGATCATGTATATTCTTCTTCTCTGTAACTTCTGCAAGACCTGGTTGGGTATTAAAACGGTTTGAAGCTCGTACACCTCTACCAACTTTCTTGATTTGCCGTGCACCTGCTACTACAGCCCGAGCTATCGGCTTTGCTTTTCGTAATTTAAGAACTTTGATGATATCAGCAAACGGAATCAAAGATATAGCACTGATCCCTGCATTGATTATATGTTTCTTTCGTTCGTCAGTTGTCTTGGATAATCCAGCTCGTAGCCCTGATATTAAGACATTTGCAGCATCGGCAAACGTACCGAAAGTAGGTTCAAAGCCTATTACATCTAAGGCGGCTTGAAGTGTGTTTATTGCTTGCTGTGTGCCTTCTACAACATTAGAAAGCTTTGTATAATAGTCGGGGTCTTCAAACAAGTGATCCATAGCAATCTTTCTTGCAACACTATCATCCTTTGTATGTTCGTGCTCTATTTTAATACCCTTCTTTAACTGACTGCTAATATGCTCTATAGAAACCTTGTGCTTCTTAGCGAGATCATCAATGCTTTTACCTTTAGCTAGACCACTAAATGTCTGTTCGTAAAAAGTCTTGAAAGTCATAAAAGTATTTATGCTAGATAGGTCTTCGTTGGCTACCGGGTCTTTAACCCGCTGGACGAAGCGCTCTAGTTGCCCCCTGCCTACTCGGGTCTAGCAAAATTATTTAATGAGCTGCGTGCTGGAGCGTAGAGCCAGATTTGAACTGGCGATTTTATCCTTTTGCAGAGGATTGCCTTTGACCACTCAGCCATCTACGCATTAAAAATTGGCGGGCAGCTGAGGTGTCGATCCCCATACCTTTAACAGTATCACCCGATTTCAAGTCGGAGCCCAGGGCCGCCTGGGGTAACTGCCCGTATAAATCTATATTAATTTATTTAAGAGACATTATATCTTCTTTTTTCCACACAATCAAGCTTTCCTTAAATTGATTCCATTTACATCGATCAAGCTCTGTTTCAAATCCTTTTACTTCCAAATAACCACCAAGTTCTTCTACCCAAAAATCAGGTGTATAATAAGCATCTCTACCGTTCAAGTGAACATATTTAAACCGTTGCGTATTTCTCTTCCAATTATAATTTTTACTATCTAACCATTTTGCAACTCTAAGCTCCCACGTGCCATCCACAGTTATATCACCAGCGATTGGACTCAAATACGTGTATTTTTTGCATCTACCGGCTTTATTGTCCCACCCTTCAGCGTGTCTACGTAATGCGCTTTGTCTAATAAGTTCTTTAGATTTTTCTGTATGTTTACGACCAGTATATACCGTCCTACCGGTAATATAGTTTTCACGCTTAGTATTTAAAAGTTTTTGAACGCGTGGATCTTCAGCTGTTAAACCCTTGTTCCACGCCGTGCTTCCTTTTTGTCTGCCTGCATTAGGTGACCGCTTTCCAGGTATTCTATTGGGATTTAATTTACATCTTTTAATATGTACGATAAGCGATCCCTTGTTAAGAATTTCCTTATTACAGAAATTACACTTTGTATCATTATATTGTGCATATAGCCTTTTACCGCACTGTTTACCATTTAAATGACGCTGTATCGTTGATAAAGATATTTTTTTATTGCAACCAGGGCAATCTGTGTAGTTTCTTTTAATTTTCACCAAAGATATTTAGTCTAGACGGTCACTTTTAACCACTCTTACAAACAAGAGGTGGAGGGATTCGAACCCCCGAGACCGGTTATGGTCTGGCGATTTAGTAAATCGCTCTCGTCGACCGCTTGAGTACACCTCCGTGTTATATAAGAAAATTTTATTATAAGTGCTCCTGGTCGCTCAATCCAGAGCTAAATTAAACTTTTTTAATTAACCTTCACGTCGATAGAAACGACCTCCGGTTTTACGACAGGGACCTTAACTCGAAGAAGGCCGTCTGTGTATGTTGATGAGATGTTCTTAATGTCCGTATTGTCATTGAGGGTGAAGGACAATTGTCCCTTCCTCCTACTAATGCCCTTACGGTGGAAGTGGACGGTCTCATCATGTTCCTCTTCCTCTTTATTAACATTAATGTGGAGTCGACCCTCCTTAACATTAACGGTAATATTGTCTTTACCGACCCCTGCCAACGCTACTTCAATATAGTATGCGTATGGATTCCCATCAGGATCGGTTTCCGATACGATGTTATAAGGATATGTAGCATTTGGAATATCAAATGCTTTATCAAAATCCTTGATAACGCTGCTTAGCCAACTTTCGTTAAACAGGCCTGGAAGATGGCTATAACCAGTACCTGCTGCCGGGATTACCCGACCTAGTGTGTATGTGTGTGTTGTCATATATGTTCTCCTTTGTTAAGCGAGTTAATATGTTTACTTTAGTCCTGTTTGAGCGACCAGAGCAAATATATTTATATACGACTATTCTTATTTGGCAATACTAGAATTTAATTTTTTTCTTAAAATCTTTAAAATTACTCTTAAGCTCAAGAACAACATCGGTAATATTCTCGAGTTCCTTTTTATTGAGTTTTGTTTTACTCTTCAGAGATAAGAATTCGGTAGAAAAGTACGCCTGTAACTCATCATTGATAACAGACTTATCGTATCCCAATTCAAATAAAACACCGACTGCTTTCTTTTTAGCGGAAGGTATAAGCTTTTTTAGAATTGAATTTGCCTTCTTTTTATACTCTTCATCTAAGAAATATAAAGCATGACATACTTCGTGCTCCACAGTCTTCTTATTATCATCTGAACCTATTAGGTAGTAGTGATTAGGTATGGGTATCTCTTTATTAATCTTCTTGTGTATATTCTCAATAATCTCATCATATACATTATAATCTTCAATACCGAGCTTAAAGAGATTGGCTATAACCGGGCCAGGAACATTGAAACCACCCCAATCCTCAGGGTACGTAAAAACACCTCCGTTCTTTTTAGAATACAGTGACATGAGCTCAACAAGCGTGAATTTCTGTCCCTTTATCTGCTTAATAGGCGATTCATAGAACTCCTGAACCCTACAGAACGTCATCGCTAAATCATACATATCCTTAATTGAACAGAGATAGATACCGGGATAGAGGTTTTTAAGTGTGTAGTTGACGTTCATTTTGTATTTATTAAGATGGCAGTCTCACGGAGACTCGAACTCCGATTCTGCGGATGAAAACCGCATGTCCTAGCCGTTAGACGATGAGACCGTTATTAGTTTGTGGTCGGCGAGACAGGAATTGAACCTGCAACCACGTGCTCCCAAAGCACGTGCTCTACCAAGTTGAGCTACTCGCCGTTGATCACGATAAATTGGTGCGCTATGACAGAGTCGAACTGTCCTCTCAGCCTTGGCAAGGCCACGTATTAGCCGATATACGAATAACGCGCTTATTATACTTACATCATAGAATGGCTCAAGCAAATACTTTCTACCAATTTAAGGCCTGAAATGTACATGGAAAGTGTTCTTTAAAGATATCTCTAATAGCGTACGCGATTTCACGATGCTCCTTCTGCGTATCCTCTTTTGCTCTAATATCAATATAATGAATCCATGAACGGATTGTACCTGACATATAGATTGTAGTAGAAGTATTGAGAGGAAGAACCATTCTCGCACACTCTTTAGCAATTCCACCATCTACCAATTTACTATATGCATACGTCGCCCACTTTTGAGCACAATTAATAGCTTCTCTTTGCTCGTTTGTTAATGACTCAAGAGGTATGACATCGTCACCGACCTGTCTATTAGTTTTTCCCTGCATTCTCCATTCAATATCTTCAAGCTCCGTTGTTGATGAATACCTCTGACTAAATTCCTGAAAAG